TAAACTTAGGTATGGAAGTAATGCACGAGCGTAATGCTCACAACTTCCCATTAGACCTAGCATGTGCTGAGTCTTCTACAGTTGCTTTAACTGCACCTACTATTGGATAGGTTGACAAACAGTTTAGATAATGATATACTGAGGGTCTTAAACAGACCCTCTTTTTTTATACATAAAAATAAAACCCATGCAGATTACAATCTATACAAATCAAGGGTGTATTTGGTGCACAAGAACAAAGGAATTGATGGCGAGAGCAAATCAAGAATACACTGAAGTGAAGTGGAATGAACTAAGCATTGATGAACAACTCAAAGTAAAAAATGAATTAGGACCTGACATGAGAGCATTCCCTGTTGTTATAATAGATGGAAACTATGTGGGTGGACTCATAGACACTGCTAAATTATTTCTTAAGGAAGGTTTAGTGTCATCAAGACAGATTTAATGACCAAACCTAAAATAAATAGAGGTATGGAGATCATGTTAAGGAGGGCAGAAACAAAGATCAAAGAACCTACCCGAAAGGGAATTATAATTAGCAAAATATTCACCCTTCTTAAAAGAAAAGTTCATTTTAACTTTGAATTTAGATGGGAACAGAAAAAAAATTAGTTCGGAGTTGAACAATGTCAGAGTTAATGATCGTTTACATATCAGCAACAGTCTCTTTCGTATTTCTATGCATAGGTGGAGTTGCAGGGTATCTCGTAAATGAATGGAAACATGAGTCAATATATCAGAGAGAATATGAACAAGAAACTGCACTACATCCAGAGATGTATGATAGTAACGGATACATACTAAACGAAGAACTACTATCAGTCAGATTTACCGATGATTTTGATGAATCTGAGGACTAATAAATATTAATACGGAACACTAATAGTCATGCAATTGTTATTAAATGAAGTGCTACAAAAAGTAAGCAACGCAAAAACAAAAGCACAGAAGATAAAATTATTACAGCAGTATAATAATCCTGCTCTGAGATCTGTGCTCATCGCCAATTTTGATGAGAGTGTAATCTCCATGCTCCCTGATGGTGACGTTCCTTATAAACCAAATGATGCACCAGAAGAGACTGAACACACGAGACTTATACAGGAGTATCGTAAACTATATCTTTTCTTCAAAGGTGGTGCTAGTGTCTCACAAACAAGAAGAGAGACTTTATTCATTCAACTATTAGAGGGTCTTCATAAAGGTGAGGCAGAGGTGCTGTGCCTAATGAAAGACAAGAAGATAGGAAAGAGATGGAAAATCACTAGAGCATGTGTGGAGGAAGCATTTCCTTCAATTGAATGGGGAAACAGAAGCTGATGCAACAAACATTGAACATCCTAAAAGAAAATTGTGATCCAAAAAAGGATAACAATACAAAACTACCATATAATGCATACCTTGTACAATACAAAGTAGGTGAGGATGAAATTAAATGGGACCTCACCATGGCATATAAAATGTCAGAGATATTTGATCATTATTATGATAAGTATAAAAATGTTCTTGCAATAATTCAATCAGAAGGTAAAGTTCCTCCTAAACTATGGCAAAATCCTGCAGAACCACAACCACCTAAATCCAGAAAGAGAAAATGATTGCAGAATCAGAGAAATCATACCCAACTGGTATGTGGGCAATCTTCTATAGAAGATTAGATGAACCTACTAATTGGAAGACAATGAGATATCAGAGGAGTGATGGAGTCCTCGTGTCTGCAGACACTTATGATAATGTGTTTAAGTTTCGTAGGTTCAAGGAAGCATTTGATTTTACAAGAGGTTTGATCTTTGCAGATGAACCAATTTACGACGCTACAGTAAAAAGAGTTTGTAAAGCAGGGAAAGATAAGTTTTATTTGTCAGGTAATTAAAAAAAGATTAAATTATAAAAATGTATCGGTTGTAACCGTTTGACAAATCTAAATAATTATGTTAGGATACTAACACGTTCATCCCATAAGGGACGCAAGTAAGCCAACTCGGAACGGATCGTTCATCCTCTTTGAGGACGCACAGTTGACCGAAGGAACGGCACTAAAAACGCCTATTACTAAGGAGCAAACCAATGGCAACAGTTACTTACCGTGGTGTTGAGTACGACACTGAAGAGTACAACGCAAAAGTTGTTGAAGAAGCAACAAAGCGTGAGAGACACGAACTGATGTATCGTGGTATCAAAGTTAGAAGCAAGGCAAGACCCTGCAGTTAACTTGATAATAGTGTACCTAAGAGGGGTTGCGACCCCTCTTTTTTTATGGTATACTATTGATACTACTAGCATAAATATGGATAGAGGAAAGTTAAAAAACATCGTCAAGAGCTTGCAATCTTTATTAGATGTGTTAGAATCTGAGGTATACTCTGACGTAGATGCGTACAGTGCATTCAACAACGGTTCAACATACACACGAGAGGAGGATGATGACGATGGATACCCAGATTGATTATTCAGATGATAAGATGCGTCTGAGGAGAGATGCTTTATTAACATTAAAAGAATTTGGATTTGGAAAAAATCTCTACGAATTTTGTACAGAATGGGTGCTAAATCATGACACAACAACAGGAATCAAAGAAGCATTTCAAGAGTATGAGACTCAAAGACCAAATAAAATTATTGAAGTTGGCACTTAAAAAAGAAGAGTTGTATTCTGATGTAGAACTACACTACATGAAGAAGGAACTTAACAATGCAAAACACAATCTTAAATTAAAAAGACAACGAAAGAAAAAAGGTTTTTATAATGAATACAGTAAAACTGGTGACAGTGACACCCAAGGCAGAGGAGACCATGGGTTACATAGCGAGAGTGAGCAACCCAAAAAACCAAGACAATCCTGATGTCTCTGGGTTACTTGGTTATTGTATTAAACATCAACACTGGAGTGTCTTTGAGCAAGCACACATGTCTCTAGAGGTAGAGACTACTCGTGCTATTGCTGCTCAGGTTTTAAGACACAGATCATTTACATTCCAAGAGTTTAGTCAACGCTATGCAAATACTAATTTATTGGGACAGATACCTGTACCAGATTTACGAAGACAAGATTTAAAAAATAGACAGAACAGTATAGATGATATACCAGAGAAACAAACTTCATTCCTTCAAAAAGAAATTGCAGCGTACTTCGCTGAAGGAATTGATTTATACAATGAACTTATCCGTGAGGGTGTTGCGAAGGAATGTGCGAGAATGGTTCTCCCGTTAGCAACACCAACTAGAATATACATGACAGGCAGTGTTCGTTCTTGGATACATTACATAGAACTACGTTCTGCACATGGCACACAAAAAGAACATATGGACATAGCATTAGATGTAAAGAGGGTGTTCAAAGAACAGTTCCCTGTTTGTTCAAAAGCATTAGGATGGATATCATGACATTTTCACAAGACATTAAATTAGGTACAAAAAAATCTCACTCGGCAGCAGAGAATACAAAATTTGTTGGAGGTTTTCTTAGAGGTGTAGTTGATCCAGAAGAGTATCGTAAACTCATTACCAATTTTTGGTATGTGTATGATACAATGGAACAACAAATCAAAAAAACAAGTGATCCTCTAGCAAAAACACTACAACAATGGCAAGCAGTTCTCAATCGCACATCATTTCTTGAGAGAGATCTCAAGTATTTTTACGGTCCTTACTGGAGAGAGAAACAGATACCATCTGATGCATGCAATACCTATTGTCATAGAATCAATGAGGTGGCAGAGAAAGATCCGTATCTTCTCATTGCTCATCACTATACTAGATACATAGGAGACTTATCAGGAGGACAGATTCTTAGGAAGATAGCAAAGAGTGCACTCAATCCTCCAGAAGGAGAAGGTTTAAACTTCTATGATTTTCCTAGAATAGATGATGCAAAAGAGTGGAAGAACAATTATAGATCTGTTCTTGACACACTAGAATTAGATACACATCAAAAGAATACTCTTATTACTGAGGCAAACTATGCATTCAGATTAAACATGTATTTGTTTGATGAGATTAAATCAGAAGATCCATACCCTGCTATGACAGCATTGCAAGGTTTCTTTAAAGTAATTTTCGGTTCCATGAGAGGAAAATAATGCCAACATACCCAGTAATTAATTTAAAAACTAAAGAGAAACAAGAACTCTCTA